GTTGCTCAGTAGTAAGAGTGGGTTGAAGAATATTTCCAGTTGATACTTCAACAACAAAATCATTAATACCCATTTTCCTGAGTAAATCTCCAGAAGGGGGTACTGCTGGGTTGTAATTGTTACTATCTGAAGGTGTAATGTCTGCCATTGTTTTAATAAATTAATTTTTGCCTAAACGGAAAATACCAACGTTGAGGAATCCTCTCATTCCACCACCATCATTGTCTCCCTCTCCCCAATAAGAGTTACATCTTACTGAGATTTCTTGGTTACTTGAGTTAGTTTTATTCCAGAACCAAGCGTGTGAACCAGCAATACGATATGTTCTAATTCCACCCTCTTGTCCTCTCATTTGAGAACCTAATTGTGAACCAGCAACATAACATCTTACTGCCCAAGCGTCCCAGTCATTGTTTGGATAGTTACCATTTTGGTCTGAAGGAGAATAACCTGCATTAATAATATATGCACCAGGATCACTCGTGTTGACACTAACAGAGTTTTGGGTGTTATTTCCTGAGGAACTAACGTCCAAATTGTTACTATACAACTGAGATTGATTTTCTCTAGGTCCGATAAATGCCATTGTTCAATTAACCTCCGTAAGATTAAACTTATACTTCTTACCGCTTCTATTATTTATCAAGAAAAGATCATGTTCTCCCTCTTGAATAGTGTAAGAACCCCAACTCCCATCTATACTATTGCTTGAACCTTCGTTACTTAGGTTAAGGTCATTGGTATATACGTCTCTCCAACGATTACTGTTAGTTCCCAAATCATAGGAGTTGTTATTGTTTGGGTAGAGTGCTGAAGTTGATAGAATTGCTTGAACACTTCCGTTAATTAATCTATCTTGCTCCAAGTTTGCGAATACGTCAGTACCGCTATTATCTAAGTAGCTACCAGTAACTTGCAAGTTCCCTGTCACAAGAGCTCCTTGTGAGAAATTAGGACCCGAAGTGCCTGCTCTATTAGTAATTGTATCGCATTTAAGTTGTGACATTTTACAAGTTTTTCCTTATGAATTTATTTATAAAAGATTATATGATAGTCCAGAATCCATCAGACTCTAGAGTCACTGTATAACCATTTCCAATTTCGATAGTCGGACCTGCCGACATACCTTGACGAAATTCGTCTCCTTGAGAAGAACCAATCGAACAATTTTCTGTAACGATACGATCATTAGTTCTGATAATAGAATCGTTACCAACATTCGGACCTCCACCACCAACAGATGTCCAACCAGGATTTCCTTGACCATCTGAATCCGCTTTGTAAACTTCCGCAGAGTCTAGTTCTGTATTGAATCTTAAAGTTCCTAACGAAACACCAGTAGGTCTTTGAGAAGTATTACCTGCTGGTAATCTAAAGACACTATTGGTATTTAAGAAACTTAGTGTAGTGATAATTGCTTGCGTGGAATCAGCGATCTGATTTCCACTTATTCTTTTTACTGCCATATCAGAAAGTGATCCTCCGTTCTATTTAGATAGGTAATTCAAGAATATGAACTGTATCAGAAGCTAAAGGTGCATCGCCAGATGCAAATACCACGTTAGCACCATTAGTGTCAACAGTATAATTTGTTCCACCAATCTGTGTAACACCATTTAAACATACGATAACTGAGTTAGCAGTATGCTTAATGTTTGGATTAGAGTAAGTAGTAAGAGCAAAGGTTAATGTTGCACCATCACCTGTGTATGTGCGAGTGATGTATTTGGCAGCAGAGTTACCACCATTACCTGTCACCACCAAATCACCATCAATTCTTACATCACCTTGTAGATTTACTCTATAATCATTGTTAACAGCAGTACCAATACCGATAATTGTGCTACTGTTGTAAGAACTAATATTGATTTCACCAGTATCTGTGAGACCAAACTCTTTCCATACTCCATTGTAGTATATCCAACCAAGCGACTTGCCAGGTGACCAGTTAATATTATAAACAAGGTCGCCATCAGCAGGTGTGTCGTATCCTGTGATATTGGCAAAACTAGGAAGTCCGTTTGCATCTTCGGGTGCTAGTAAGGTTTGTTTAATTACAGTACCATCTTGGTTATTGTATGTTAATTTCTTCGCAATGATATTATCTGTTGAAGAAATCTGTCCTTGAAATGTAACAGGACCTGCAAAGATTGATTCTAATTGGTTTGATGCTCCACCAATTACAGTCAATTTATCAGTCAATACTAATTCAGAGAAGGTTTCAATAGTTGTGTTCTCTTCTCCAATAACATTTAACTGTGCAATATCTTCATTAGTAATCTGACCTGTAACAGGGTTAATAACTTGGTTACCAATAAATAGGTCTCCATTTGAGTTCAATCCTGAGTAGAAAGAAACTCCTCCTTCTTCTTTGATTGACTGTGAGAATCTAATCTGGTTTTGTGATAAAGTTTCTACCTGAGTTTGAGGGAAAGCAGTTGAGTAGTTACCTGGACCGAAACCAAGATATTCAAACGTATGGTTACCTGATCTTAGAATAGAATGTCGTCTAAACTCTACATTGATAGGAGCAACAGTTCCATCTAAATTTTCTCGAATATTAATCTTACGGGTTTCTTCATCGCCTGCACGGGCAGTTAAATCAATGTTAGATAATCTTTCGTTAACTGAGTCATAGTTTGGAGTTGTACCTGGTTGTGTCCAACCTGTGTCTGTGAGTAAGAATTGAATTCCCTCTTTAGTAATACTTCTCTTAGGGTCAAGTGCAGGTGTTGGAGTTGCTCCATCAGTAGCATTGACAAGACCAATAGTAACATTGTCAGCAACGGATACAGCAGCATCAGGATCAGCGACTGGATTATCTCTATCAAATGTAGGATAAACTTCATTGACGTTTTGAGAGAATTTTCTATCATCAAAGTTAGATGTTGAAGGAGAAATAGATCCACATAACAAGGTGATGTAATAAATTCCATCATTCACCCCTCTTTCAAATTCTTGGACTACTTCAATATCATAGATGTAGAAACATTTATCTAAATTATATGATGTTGTATCACTATTCAATGGTTGCATCACGAAACCAGAGATAGGGTCTCTTGGTAATGGATTAGTTTTATCCTTATCAATTACATAACGGACTCTATATGTTCTATCTTGTAAATCTCTTGGGTCAGGTATTCTCTTTAAGAATGTTGTAGGTGTAAAGTTTACATTATTGTATTGAGTATTAGTTGATAATGTAGTATAGATTGCATTGTTAGTTGCAGATACAGTCAAATACCAACCACCAACTTGATCTGCTTGTCCATTAATTGTATATGTATTGCTGTCATATAATAATGGAGATCCTGCTTCACCCGCTTTTTTACCTGATACACTAGGTCCAAAAGGAGAGATTGATGCTTGTTGAACAGTTGCAGAAGTTGCACCTTGAGCAACTAATAGACAGTTGATCTTATCAGGAATTGCATTTTCTCCAGTTCCATCTTGTCTTGCACCAATAGTAAAACCTTGAACTCGTGTTGTTGGTGGAGATGTTTCCACTGTGTAACCATAGAGATATAATCTAGTACCAGGTGTTGCTCCTTGACCTGCAAGTGCAGCGTTAATTGTTTTAGTTCTTTGAATATCAATGTTAACCCAGTTAATTGAAGTCTCTTCACCAAAGATAACATTGTTTGTAGTGAAAGTTGCAGTGTTAGTAGCAGATAATGTAACAACTCTTGTATTGGTATTAATAGATGATACAGTTGCTCCATCACCAATACCAGTTCCACTAACAGTCATTCCTTGAAGAACCCCGTTAACAGACCCGTCATTTGCCAAAGTTATTGTTGATGCACCATTTGTACCAGCAGCAGTTGTAGAAATTGTATTGAGTGCTTTAGGTGGAATGATATGTGTTATTGCACCTGCTTTATCTTTTGAAAATGCTTTCTTTTTAAAACCTGCTGATCTTAAAGCAGTGTTACCAAAGTTAGAGTTAGAGTTGGTGATTGACATATCACCACCGCTTAATGCAGTAAAGTGTCCTTGATATCCAACAGCGAACACCGAAACTGCCTGTATGAATGAGTCGTTACTACACTTAATATGTTCATGACCCCACCCCTTTCTATATTCAGCGAAACCATCTAAGTGAGCTCCATCACCTGCTGTTGCTACATCATAATTACCAGTTGACTGATTATATCTTACAAATGCTCTATCATCTTTTTGTAGTGACAGTCCAGTAAACTGAGCAACAACCATTGATTTGAAACCAGTTGCTTTAGCACCATTTGCGTGCATACCATTCATACCCCATACACTTCTTAGTGATAGGTTGAATGCGTAAGGTGATGCTGAGTCAACAGTATCAATCTCAGTTTTCACCGTAATGTTAGAACCTACAGCGTTTCCTGAGGGTTCGCTTGACATTTGGTAAGTAAATACGTTACCAGATGCAGATGTGACAGTAAATGAACCATTGTAAATTCCTGCATCAGCTTCAGACTGAGGACCTGTTGAACCTGTAACACCACTAATATTAATGTTTACTCCAACAGAGAACCCATGATCTCTTGGGTTATCAAATTCATCAACTGTAACTGCTGTTGCTGTGTTTCCGTTACGAGTGACCTGTAAAACTCTGTATTCATCAGAGATCGGACCAACGATTCTATTTTCCTCAACCCTTGCCTGTATTTGGTCAGCAGCAGGATCTCCAGAAGTATCAGGAATTGTTGCAAATGCTTTTGATACTTTTTGATAGTATATTTCTAAATCAGTTCTTTCAAGAATATTAGGAACAGCAGAGTAGTCTCCGTTAGGTACAGTTCCACCTGTAATTAATGATGCAAGATTATTTAATCCATCAGCAAACTCAAAACAAGTAAGTCTGTGATGAGAAAACTTAGGTGCTAGTGTTTCTACACTATCAGGTTTGTAATATACACCCTCTTCAGCACCATCAAAGAATGAGAATTGCCAGAAGTAAGTTCCACCAGTTACTTTAAAGACTGCTGTTCTTGGTGGGACTTGAGACTCTGTATTAATGCCTTTGGCAGGAAATGTAGTAGGATAAGGAACATACTTAGGTATAATCTTAGTTCTTCTAAGATCAGTCCCAACAAGTGAACAACCTCTTGGAACAATAATACCGCCCTCAACAGAGTTATATTTGTAGAGAACATTGTTAGGAGATGATAAGTCTAGGTTTGAGTTAGCATCAATCGGAGCAACGTTAGTATATAAAATTTCACCAGGTCTATTATCTACAACATATTCAGCAGGATAAAGCATGATACTAAAAGCATCAAACTCGTCATTACTTAGACCAACTCTATATGAAAATCTTGCTACTTCTAAAAATGCTCTTTGAATAGATTTAAAAGGTCGCAAAGCAGAGTTACCTCTGTTGTCAATCGCATCAGAGGCATCAAAGTCGTCTGGGTTGACGTATATAATACGTCCAGTTCTGGACGTAATAATATTCTTTAGTCTAGTTAGTGACATCTTTTAGCTGCTTTTTAGTTATTTATTGAAGGGATTAACCACCACCTTCACCTTCTCCACCAGAGGCAGATTGATTAAAGGTTTGTGTTGTGAATCCAGTTGTAACGTCTTCAAATCCTACAAGACTGAAAGAATTATTTGCAGTTGTGCTATTAATAACTACTCTTTCAGCAGGACCTACAACGATAGAAGTAATTTTATCTACTTCATTATTACCATTGGTAACACCATCTACAATATAGTTTTCTGCTTCAAGTGCAGTAGTTGCAACTGCAACTGAATTAATAGTTACTAAACTACGACTTGCAGTTCCTAATTTAGGAACATCTCGGAAAGTATCAGTAGAGAAATCTGCTGATCCAATTCCTTTCACAACATATAAAGAAGTTCCATCATACTTACGAACGTAACCATAAGGACCTGCTGTCTGTGCTGTCACTGTATATGTAACACCACCGACTGTGAATGTATCAGTCGAGTTAGTCCAAGTACCATCAATATCGTAAGCATAGAACTCAGTATAAGTTGGTGCAGAAGAAATGTTTATACTTCTATCAGAACCACCATAAGCACTATTAGCAGCAGTTCCTGTAGTTCCTTCGTAAGTGTATAATGTATCAGGTGGAGTTCCTTGTGAGAAATCATACTGAACATATGCAGTTCCACCACTACCTGCTGTTCCTACGACAGACCTACCAGTAGTGTATTCAGTTCCGTCATCTTCAGTACCTGCTGTATTATCAGGACCCCATTCTCCATTAACAGTTGAAGATAGACTCCAATCTAATCCTGACATTGAACTGTCAGAAACATCAAATCTATAAACTCTATCATTAAATGCTGTTAGAGTATTCACAATATACAAATCGTAAGTTCCACCAGCAGTTGTAACTGAATATGCAAATTCATTAGTTGCACTACCAACACCACCAGTTGATACAGTTCCAGAACCACCACCAGAACCAGTTACGGCATCAC